AATAATTCAGCGATTGCACGATGCACTTCGATTGTTAGTATTTCGTTTTCACAATGAAGTTTAACATAGTGGTAGTCTCTATTTTTACCTGCAAGATAAGTTTTTAAAATTCGCTCCTTGGTTAACCTTTTGCCATTACCATTTTTTACATAATGCGGAATTGATTTTATTCTACCCCAATCACTGCCTTGATACCAGCCATTAGTGTTTGGTATTTCTCGCCACTCTTCAATTAATTTACTCATTTTTTGTGTGTTTTCTACAAATATACAAGAATTAATTGTAAAAAAGAAATTATCGTGTTTATAAAAAGGGAAAAATATAAAATGAAATCAACTTGGAAAGACTTAAATGTCAAAGAAAAATTAGCAGTGTCAACAGCCATTGCAGCCTTTGCAATTGGTTGGATATTAACAGGACTTGCAGCTTTTGTCCCATTATTGCTTTCCGAACAGAGTATTCTATGGATATTGGGACAGGCACTCATATATACAGCATCCGTATTTGGTGTAACTAGCTATTTCAACGCTGAAACCGTAAGGTTACGACACGATATAAATCACCAAATGAGACGCTTTAAAACAGAAATTGAAGAAGAGGAAAATGAACGAGAAGAAAATACATAATATATTGATGATTATAGCTCTTTGTCTGATGGCATTGAGCTTTTTCACTGTATATTATCAAAATAAGACACCTAAAATCATTGAAAAACGAGACACAACCATCATTCGAGACACTGTTTGGAAAGATACAACAATTTTTGAGAAACAACTTGTTCCAAAAGAAGTAATAAAGCAAAAAATAGATACAGTATTCACTCCATCAGGTGATTCACTTCTACTTGTAACTGAAAAAAAAACCTTCGAAAGAAGCCTCACAATGGGTTTGGATACAGCAGACGTACAAATTGTTACAGAAGGCATAAATACGAACTTAGAGAGCCTTAAAATGCGTCTTAGACTGCATCAGGTGAATACTCAAGAGGTTGTTGAAATTACCAAATATGTTGAAAAGAAGAAAAGGATAGTGATTGGCCCTAGCGCTACGTTTGGATATGACCCTCTCCGTAAGGAATGGGGTTTCATATTAGGTGTTGGTGTAACATTGAACTTTTAAAATGGAAAACATTAAACATATTCAAAATCCTGATAATGTATATATTGACAGAAAGGAATTATATTCAGGCATATTCCTTTATTCGCTCCCAATGGGCTATGAGTTTTGGAGCAATAACTGTAATTTTGGCAATACAATATATGCAAGAGAAGTGCCTGACAATTACTACATTATAAAAAAGAAAAACAATGAGATTAACAGTTCTAAGGATAGCTAATAAACCAACCTACACCATTGGAAAACTTTACATAGATGGCTGTTATTACTGCGATGTATTGGAAGATACAGACAGAGGCTTAGATGATGATATGGAAGAGTCTGAAATCTTGAAGAAAAAGGTTAAAGGACAAACTGCAAAACCAACAGGTACATACCCGGTTAAAATAACATATTCTCCAAAGTATAAAAAGAATATGCCACTCATTGAGAACGTGAAGGGTTATTCAGGCATACGCATACATTCAGGTAATACACACAAAGATACTGAAGGATGCCTTTTGGTTGGAAAGAATAAAGAGGTTGGAAAGGTGCTTGAATCAAGGAAAACATACAACGCATTGTATAAAATCCTGTCAGAAACGAAGGAAAGAATAATCATTGATATTCGCAGAAAGTACAAAATCTGAACATAATCGTGTTTATTTAAAGATTTTTTCTATGGGTAAAAAATTAAAAAAATATAAAGTAGGTTTAGACAGTGAGACAATGGCAATAAGTCTTGTGTCAGAACCAGCTATCGAGGTGGATTTCGTACATATGTCAAAGGACGAGGAACGTAAACCATTATTCTTTGAAAAGGATGAGAAATATATGGTTTATGGCCCTGTATTAATTCCTGATATTGACATTTACAGAAACAATGGAGAACAGGAGTATTACCTGTCATTCACGAAGGAGAGCATTGAAAAAATGTCCCAAGAATATATGAAGGATTTCAAGCAATACAACGTGAATCTACAACACGAGGAACAAGTAGATGAGGTTTGTATGGTTGAATCGTGGATTGTAATGGATGCCTACAAGGATAAAGCAAATGCTCTTGGTTTCAATGTGCCTGTAGGAACGTGGATGACTGCTTTTAAGGTAAACAATATTGATACTTGGAATCGTATTAAAGATGGCGAATTAAAAGGGTTTAGCGTGGAATCAATGATTTCACTGGAAGAGTTTAGCAAAAACGAAAATAATATGAATATAGAGACAAATGAAATGTTCTGGGATAAGTTAAAGAATATCCTAAAGGATGCCTTCTCAAAGAAGGAAAGCGAAATTGAAGAATTGGCTGCAAACAGCGGCTTTACAAATGTTGAAGATTATGAAAAGGAGGTTGAAGCAATTAAGGAAGAGTTAGCAGAGGAAACTCCTGCTGAACCTGTAGCAGAGCCAACACCTGCTCCTGAACCAACCCCTGAGCCTGCTCCTGAAGAGCCAAAACCTGAACCAACACCTGAGCCTGAACCAAAGGTTGAAGAACCAAAAGCAGAAGAGCCAAAGCCACAGCCACAGGATAATCACTTGGAAGAGCTTATAAACAATCTTAAGGATGAAATTGCAGCTTTGAAGGAGATGAACACAGGGCTTCAAGAGAAGATTAAGGACTTAAGCAAAGAGCCTTCAGTTCCACCTGTTAATGTTAATGCAAAACCATCAGCAGGTGATACATATAGTGCTTGGAGAGAGAAAATGAGGAACTATATTGGTTAACTTTTTTTAATTTCGTGTTTAATTTGAAAAACATAAAAAATAATAAAATAATTTACAAAAATTACATATTAATATGGCTAATTTTATAGATTTATCAGGTCTTACATATTGTGGTAAAGAGGCTCAGGAGATTTTCTCAAAGGACATTTACGACATTGATTTGAGACAGTATGGTATCACCTATATGGATGGTGTAAAAGGTAAAATGAAGCTTTACACAGGTGAGATTGGCGATGCTTGGCAGTTATATACTTGTCCATTTACCCCTGCAGGTGCTGCTTCATTAGCAGAGAGCTTTATTGAGCCTGCTGCAATTAAGGTTAACCAGGAAAACTGTTACGATACATTCTGGAACACATTCTTGGTAGACCAAACTGAGATTTCATTGAGAGGTGGAATTCCACAGACTTTCGGTGATTGGTATTTTACAAAGCTTCGTGCTAAGATGGCTAAGGAATATCAGGAGATATTCTGGGCAGGTGATGAAGACTACTCAGGTTCAACAAAGACTTATTTGAAGGCTGTTGATGGTATTGAGAAGAAACTCCACGAGAATAGTGGTGTAACAAAGGTATCAGGTGCTTCATTCACTGTTGATAACGCTATCGCTCAGGTTGAGGCTATTATAATGAAGGGTATCGAAGTAGCAGGTAATGCTGAGGTTGACACTGAAGGTTACAAGTTATTTATGAACCATCAGGATTTGAGAGTTCTTGAAGTGGCTCTTGGTAAGGTTTGTTGCCCAAATAGCACAAATCAGGTATTTGCTAACTGGGGAAGACAGGATGGTCGCATATTCGTTATGGGATATGAAATCGTTCCTTCAATGATTAGCAAAGGCAAGATGATTTTCGGCCCTGCACGTAACCTTGTTCTTGGTTTCGATACATTCGATTCACATCTTGAGTATAAGTTAATCGATATGAGAGAGACTACTGGCGACAATATGTTCAGAGTTCTTGCTATCTCTAACATCGCAGTTGGTATCATAATGCCTGAGTTATTCGTACTTAGCGAGTAAATCTCATTTGTCTATCATATAATATATAAGGAGGATGTGGGCGGCTAACAAAATGGTTAGCCCCCAAATTAAAAAACAGAAAATAAATTTTAAAAAACAATAATTCATAATATTATGGCAATTTGTTCATTATCAAAAGATATTTTAAGAAAAGACTCTTGTAACTATAGCTTACCTGAGGTTAAGGATATTTACATTGCAAACTTTTCTGATGTGACAGCAGCTCCTGTTGATTATGATTGCGAAAGTGGTGTTATCGTAAGTGCTATTACTCTTGCAACTGGTGCAACATTCTTCCACATTGAGCCTGCTAAGAACTCAACCACATTTACTGATGAATTGGTTGTTGAAGATAACGGTAATAAGTATCGTACTCATACAATTACCTTCAACTTGAATGGTAAGTATGACAAAGATATGGTATGCCCAATCGATGCTCTTGCTCTTGGACGTTTCTTCGTTGTTGTAGCAACTGCTGATGGTGAATACCTAGC